CAGCTTTATCTGCATCTAGTTTTGCCTTAACCCAACCTAGTACTTGTGATTCAGTAAGGTCAGCGTAAGGTACTAGAGTGTCAGGCTTAGGAAGATCTACTTCACCAGTTGCTCTAAATTTGTAAGTACCATCTTCGCCATTAACACGATAGATAACTTTTGATACGTACCCATCTGCTAGTTCACGCTGAAGGGTATTGACTTGCCAAGTTTTTGTTGCCATTGTTTTAAGTTTTAATTAATTAAGGTTTTGTCGGCCAAGTAGGGTTACTTGGGTCTGATGTATTTGAAGGTAAATCTCTTAAAGATTGCCTATAATTTTTTTGATCATCTGACATGGTAGGTGCATCAGATACAGCCCACCAGTCAGTTTCATCTAGTAATTGGTTTCTAAATGATCTTAATCTTGTCCACTTTTCATCCGTAGATAAAGTACTAGAAGGAGAAGAAAATTTATTATCTGCATAAGTCCAACCAACACCACAAGGATTATCACCTAAAGCTACTGCAGTTGTACCAGTAGGAGGAGACCAACTATTAGTGTCTCCATCCCATTCTGTTAGATTTTCTACATTAGTACCTTTTACTATTGCATATCTAGCCATAATTGTTTTTATGTAAAGTTCTTAGGTCCATAGGAATAAATTATAACTTCACCTGCTTCTCCTGCTTGAGCACCACCACTTCGGACTCCAGCACCACCGTTACCTCTATGTCCCATAGCTGATTTACCACCTGAACCACCGGTATTATGTCCTGAGTAACCTCCTTGCTGTCCCGACCAGTTTATATGACCATTACTAGCACTACCACCTGCACCAGATGACCAACTATCACCTCGTCCATAACTACCACCAAAACCAGAAATAGTTGAACCAGTTCCAGCAGGGTTAAAGGATGTTGTTCCACCACCGCCTCCATTATCATTATCATTAGCACCGCCGTTGCCGCCTCCACCAATTGATATAGCAGCATTAGCTCCTATTTCGGTTCTATTATATTGTCTTACAGCAGTACCACCAGCACCACCGCCACTACCTTCGTTATTATTATGACCTCCATTTCCACCGCCACCGCCACCACCAGTACAGAATACTAGGAATGTATTAGCGTTTGCATTAGGAGTCCAAGTTGCATTACTTGTATATTGTTGAGCATCTAGAAGAGTATTAGCTAAACCTTCTACTGATCCAGTTATAGAAACCCCTGAACTCGTTGTCGCAAACTTTTTACTGCTGTCGTAATAAAGTTCGCAATTCCCGTTCTGAGTGGTAGCCAACATATTATCAGAGGTTGGGCTTTTAACTACAAAAGAAGAAGAGAGTACATTCAGGTTTCCAGTACCAGTATCCGAAATGTATGAGTTGCTTCCATCATGGTAGATTCTTAAATCTGAACCTGTTCCGTATATTGATTTTACATTGTCTAAGTAAGTAGTATTACCGTTAGATCCGATTGTAAATCTTTTCGTATTGCTAGTATAAACCTCTATATCATGCGCCCCAGTTCCTACTATTCTATTTACACTTCCATCATGGTAAATTTGTAAATCTGCACTAGCACCAAAAGTAGCCTTGCCATCATCACCAAGGAATAAATCATGCCAAGAATAAGAGGCACTGCCTAAGTTATAAGTATTGTTTGTTTCCGTCCCACTTCCATTAGTCGGCAACAAACCAGCACTACTGAAACTTATTCCAAATGAATTACCTGTACCACTCTTATCATAAATAGCTGAACCTGCAAAAGCACACCTACTATTAATGGTTATACCCGAACTCGTTGTCTCAAGCTTCTTCGAGTTGTCGTAATATAGTTCTACGGCTCCGTTTTCTACTGCACGAATATACTGTTCATTACCAGCATTATTCGCAAGTTGAATATCAGCACTAGCTACAACAAGAACTCCTGTAGCATTTCTAATCCATGAATCAGATCCATCATGTTTGATAACTAAGTCATCGCCAGTCCCAAAATACAATTGACTATTGTCAGGCATATTCACGCCGTAACTCTTCGTTTGTATCTTTAGTGAGTTGTCGTAATAGAGATTGACGGCTCCGTCTGCACTAGCAATCAACATATTTTCATTACCTGTATTCTTCTGTAATCGAATAGAAGAATCACTTTGGATATGAATTATTTGACTATCTGTTTGTATAAAATTTGCACCTCCAGAATGATAGATCTCTAGATCTGTCGAAGTACCGATCATTAATTTACCGTCATCTTCTAGGTAAACATGACCACCACTTTGAACATTTACATAGCCAGCTACGTTTATCCCGCCTGATGCAGTCTCAAGCTTCTTAGTACCGTCGTAATAGAGTTCTACGTCTCCGTTCTCAGTTGCTATTATTAAGTTTTCACTATTAGCAACATTAGTAACAACAAAAGCTCCTGTTTGAACATTGAAATTACCAGTTGCATTATTCAACCTTGTGTGAGATCCATCATGGTAGATTTGTAGATCATTACCTGTTCCAATTAGCAGTTTCTTACTATCATTCAGCTTAAAACCAGAGGCATGTGTATAACATTGTTCTGTTCCATTATGGAATAAAGATGTAGCTCCAGCTTCAGTACATCTAATACTTTCAGCAGCACCAGAGAATATTCTTAAATTACCGTCTCCGTTATGAGCAATGTATGAATTAGATCCGTCTGCATAGATTTGTAGATCCGATCCAGCACCTAATATAAGTTTGTGAGAATCACTACTCGTTAGATATAAATTACCATAGACAATACATCCACTACTATAAGTTTCAAACCGTTTTACGTTGTCGTAATAGAGTTCAACTTTTCCATTCTCTTGTAAAAAGGCAAGAGTTTCATCACCAGCAGCATTTCTAAAATAATGAGTACCACTGTCTCTATATAATCCTCCAGTTGAGTTTACTATTCTGGAATTTGTTCCATCATGCCAGATTTGTAAATCATTACCTGTTCCAAATTTAGCTCGATCAGCATCTCCAAAAAAGGCGTGTTCTAAAAAAGTAACTCCATCGGGATGTGTCTCCAGCTTCTTACTGCCGTCATAATAGAGTTCTACGTCTCCACCTTCAAATGTACGCATTGCGATATCATTTGATTGGTTGTGTTTGAAATCTATACCATTACGAGCTTGTATTATAAATTGACCTGCAACTGCAGTGTCATTAATAAAACTGTTTCCATCTGCCACATGGTAGATTTGTAGATCCTGACCATTACCTATTTGTAGCTTATCGTTAGTACCATTACTATCAGGTATGCGTAAATGACCCCAAACTTGAATACCATTACTTAATGTTTCTAGTTTTAATGCGTTGTCGTAATAGAGTTTTACGGCTCCGTCTTTAATAAACCTACCCATATACTCAGCATTACCACCTGAGTTAATATCAACTTCAGAACCATTGGTATCTATAATTAAGTTTCCAGCATTTGCGTCTTGAATCCACGATCTTGTCCCGTCATGGTAGATTTGTAAATCCGACCCAGTCCCAAACTTAGCTTTAACTCCATCGTTATATAAGTTATCTCCAGTCCACGTATTACCAGTAGTCGATGCAAAGTTACCACTAGCTGTTACACCACCTTGCCAAGCACTTCCGTTATAAACCTTTAGTTCATTTGCAGACGTATTAAAGAATAAGTCTCCTACATCTAAGCTTGATGTTGGGTTATTAGCTCCTGTTCTATATCTAGCAGCAAAGTCATTGACAGTACTTAGGTTTGAGGCTACTGAGTTAACATTACTAATAGACCCAGCAACTGAAGTGACATTAGAATTGCTACCAGCTACAGTGTTGATATTTGTCGCGTTTCCAGCTACCGCATTAACATTGCTAATAGCTCCAGCTACAGTATTAACATTTGAAATACTTCCAGCTACTGTTGATACTTCTGTAGCTATTGGTACTTGCCTATGGAATGTATAAGTATTTAATGTCGTAGTTGTTTCTACGATCATTCCAAAGGTGGAAGCATATGTTGTGCTATTAGCTAAACCAGTAATGGTGACGGTTGAGTTACCGACAGTGCCATTAGCAATCGTAGCCACTCCTGATCCATTGGAGGTGAGGTTGCTGCTGAGAGCTTTAATAGATACAAGAGTTCCAGCCCCGTTATTAACGTCAGGGTTAGCGTTAGGAAAAGATGTTTCATTTGCTATAGGTACGAATCCACCAACGTCGTCTACTAGGTCAATTATCCTGTCATTGATAGCAGCAGTTGTAGCTATTGTTGTATCGTTATCTGGAAAGGCGTCACCATCTTTAATAGTGTCACCTGTACTTACGTTGAAGTATCTAGCATCAGAAGCAGAAGTAGTAAAAAATGTTGTATCATTTGCACTTGCCGCTGCTTGTTCACTAGCAGTTACTATAACTTCATCAGCTATTTTACCTACTGTAACAGCGTTATTAGCTATTTTTTGGGTAGATATAAGATCATTTTGTAAGTGGACTGTATATATACTTCCATCTGCAATCTTTGTACTATCTACAGCATCAGCTGCAATCTTTGTACCATCTACAGCATTTGCAGCTATCTTTTGAGATATAACACAGCTGTCTTGTAGCTTACCCGGGTCTATAGCATTAGTAGCGACTTTAGTATTAGTTACTGCTGAATTAGCTATCTTAGCTGTAGTAATTGCGTCAGCTGCTATCTTGGCATTTGTTACATTAGAGTCAGCTATCTTAGCTGTTGTGACAGCGTTATTTGCTATATCACCTTCGACTATTGATCCAGACGCAATTGATGTAACACCTGAACTATTAATAGTGACATCACCACTAACTGTTGTAGCTGTGACAACATTACTAGAGTTACCTAATAGTACTTTACCACTAGCTGCTCCAGCTAGTTTGGTATGAGCTATAGCAGCTCCAGCTGCAATATTACCATCTACAATAGAGCTATCTATTTCTGCAGTACCGATAGAATCGTTAGCTAAGTTTGTAGTACCAGTAACTGTTAACGATCCAGCAACTGTTAATGCATCGTCAACCGCTACAGTACCAGTAGCTGAGTCTAAAGTTAAATTACCGCTACTTGTACTGACTTCTGAATCCCCATCAAGACCAACTCTTATATTCTTAACTAATGCTCCTCCGGGGACTGTCTGTTGTCCTGTGTAGTTAGAAGTACCAGTTACATCAAAGGTTCCAGTAACGTCTAGGTTTCCTCCAATGACTGTATTACCAGAGGCGTTAAGACTAGATAGTGTTGTAGCTCCAGTTACTCCGAGAGTTCCGCCTACTGTTTGATTACCATCTACAGTTACATTGCTGTCAAAGTCTGCTGCTCCTGAAACATCTAGGGTTCCGGGTAAATCAACATTACTTGTCCACTCAACGTTAGTACCATTAGTTTGTAAAACCTGTCTATTGGTTCCGCTTTGAGAAAGCTTATTAACAGCTATTTCAGCAGTAGATGAAATGTCACCATCGACGATAGTTCCATTTTCTATCTTTGCACTTGTAACTGCTGAGTCTCTTATGTCCTCAGTCGTTACGATTTGATTCTGTTCTTGTGACGCTAACCTTGTTAAATCATGGATAGCGTTTAAGTCAGCAGCTCTAATAGATGAACCAGCTACGAATGTCGCTCCGGCTGTATCTAAATCTGTCTCTCTATATATGTGGACGTTTCCTGTACCACTTGCGGCAGCAGC